CGCCGACAGTATGTGATACTCCCGGTTTGCCTTGTTTGACAAATGTGGCATGTATATGCTCTAAGAGAAAATTATTCCCAGCTAATTGTTATGCTGGACAAATCAGATCAAATTCTTGTAGTTATGCTAATTCGGCATATTTGCCAGCTATTACTGTATGCAGACAGCGTCTATTCTAATCACTAGAGGTAAAATGCTTAATATTAATAATGTTTTTGACAATTTGGAAGCAAATCATTCTGAAATTACAAACTTGGTTCCAAATATTTTTGATTTTTCAGATGATGAAGATTTTATGTTTGGTTCCAAATATATTCTTGACACTGCTTTACAAAACGATGGTAAGATATTAGCGGCTGGAGAGGGTATAGGTGTTTTTTACAACCAGCAAAGAGGTGCAGCTGTAATTAGATACAATTTAGATGGAAGTTTAGACGACACTGTTCATACACATAGATTTAATGATGATTTACAAGCAATCGGCTTGCAATCTGATGGAAAAATTATTGTTTGCGGTAATTTTTCCAATTTTATCACATTTACTTACGATGTAACCGCTGTTGGAAAAATTGCTAGATTAAATAATGATTTTACTTTAGATGATACTTTTGGAACTGGAGAAGGTTTTGATGGGAATGTGTATGATTTAAAAGTTTTACCCGATGATTCTATGCTTTGTATTGGCAATTTAGGATCTTATGAAGATAACATTGTCAACAAAATTGTTAAAATAAATAATGACGGATCTTTAAATTCTGATTTTAATTCAAATGTAAGTGGTGTTAATTTTGGGGGTAATACGCCTCAAACACTGTTTATCCAAAGTGATAATAAAATTTTAATTGGCGGAGCAAACGGCTTGTTAATTAGATTAAATTCAGATGGAAGTCTTGATGGCGAATTTACAGCACCTGCAATTTCAGGATTTGCGACATCATCAATTAATGCAATCGGTCAGCAGGCAGATGAAAAAATAATTATTGCGGGATCTTTTAACGACATTGACGGTCATGCTGTTACTTGTATTGCGAGACTTAACACAAATGGTTCATATGATTCAACATTCGGCTTATCTGGAAATGGGCTGGTACGATGCACAGATACTCTTGAGACATGTTTGGAATCACCTTCAAGTTTTTCAATTTATGCTTTAGCAGTTCAGCCTGATAACAAAATAATTATTAGTGGCAATTTTAATGTTTATGACACAACGCAAGTATTTAAATTGATTAGATTGGAATCTAATGGCTCGCTTGATGAGACATTTGCGGTAATTTATGATTTTGATGATCGGGTTAAAAAGATAAAATATTACAATTCTAATTTGATTATATTGAATGGTTATTTTTTCAAACCTGCTTTAAATTTAGCTGTGTATAATTCATCGGGAGTTTTAAATAGAACTTTTCAAAATCCTTATATTCCTGTGATAAGAGGTATTAATGATGGTGGTAAAGACATGTACGATGGTGCTAATTTTATCATAACAGATAAAATACAATCATACGACAGCGCAAGGCAAAATGAATTTCAAAGTGAAAACACGCTTCCGTCAACTCATAAGCAATGCAGAGATAATATTTTCAGAAATATAAATGCTGGTGGTTTTTACAAATATGTTCCAGTATTTACAGACTCAATAATTAAAAACGATAATTTTTATAAGATACCAAGTTGGATTAATGTAAACTCAAATGACCAAGTTGGTTATGGGGTTGACGAAAATGGTTTTTGGTTTGTAGGGAATGCAAATAATTCGACTTATTTGATGACTACAAATTTTGAAATACCTGATACTGACATAACAACTGTTACATTTACATTTTTACATGATGATCATTGTTCCGATCAAGGCATTTGTTTTTATCATGACGGCGACAATCCTATCTGGGTTTGGGGACCAGATAATAGTAGGATTGCGTGTCAATACAATTGTCCATCGGTTTGGATTTATGGTAAAACAATAGAAACTTCTAATGATGATTTATTAGAAGTTGGCTTAACATATACGGCAGTAGCAGTTTACAATCCTAATACTGGCACTACAACTTTGACCACTTATTTAGGAGAAGACACGAACGGCACACCTATTTCTTCATTATCTTTGGTTGAAAGTTTGGGCGGCGGCAATTTTAGAGTAGGAATTTATGCTGATAGCGACGGATCGGAGTTAAGACAAAATTCTTCATCTAAATCGTATTTTAAATATTTAAAAATAGAACATGGCTCAAACACATATGAGTTCAAAAAAGAGCATTATTTTGGCAGTGTTAACGCAAGATATTTCACTAACATGTATCAAGGCATGTTTGTCATGGCAGCTACTGGAATTGATATTAATGAATTTGCAATAGTTGGAGATATAGGCAGTGATGGTGATCCTCCAGTTATTGATATAGTTGAAATTTATCCGATAACTTCAAATGGAAAGTCATATACGGCTTTTTACAAGTCAAATTACAATGCAGACAATAACGATCCATCAATTAATCACTTCATTATTGTTCCGGGTTCATCTGATGGAATAACACATCTTTATGATGACACAGGTGAGTATGATGATGATTGTTTACAAGGATTGGTAGGCAAAGATGAAATATATTACTTTTTAGTGGCAAGAAGTGATTCTCAGAGGCTTTCTGATGAAGAAGCTACAGCTTTAATTCAAAAGTTTATGGATGTGATATCTGCTGAACCTCCTGTTCCTCCAGCTTGCACACAAGCAATTTGTGGAACAACTTCTGGTTTAGCTTGTGATTTAACTTCTTCTTGCGTTTGTTCAAAGAAAAAATTATTTCCAGCCAATTGTTATGTTGGACAAATCAGATCAAATTCTTGTAGTTATGCCAATTCGGCGTATTTGCCTGCTATTACAGTGTGCAGACAGCGTTTGATTTGATGAGTAAACGACCAAACAAAAACCCACACCTTTTGATGGGTGTGGGTTTTTTATTGGTCAAGCTGGAAGGAATGACTTAGGAACCAACGCTCACAACGATGAAGGAAACGATATCGCTTCCGCTGCCACCAAGGGTGACAGTCCATATGCCACTGGCTAAAGCGAGAGTACCGCTAGCACCGGCTGGTGAAGAGGAATCTTGGCTGGAAGCGATAACAACATAATTAGCGGCAACGCCGGTAAGAGGTGGGATTTCGACGGTCGCTGCTCCAGCACTGAGAGCTTTAGAACCGGCATAAACGATATGAGGACCGATAAGATGACCAACGCCAAGGGTTTGACGACCTTGTGCGCCCTTGTTGTAGGGTTCAGAAGAGCCTTGTCCGACTCCGGTAACACTAGTTGCGCCCATAATAACCTCCTAAAAAACTTTCTTTAAAATAATTTGTGTTTGCCAATTGTTTTTTCAACACTTTTGACATTAGTATATATTAAGATGATTAAAAAAAATTATCCGGTTATACTTTTTGGGCAATTTAATCCACTGCAACCTTTGTCAAATTTGTTTGAAATATCTCTTTTGTACCATTGATCTGGTGTTTTGGCAAAAGCGTTTTTGTTGCTATTTGAAGGAGTGTATTTGAATGGTGTGCCTGTTCCAAATAATCCGCCACCGGAAGATCCTCCTCCACCAGATGGTGCAGTTGGAGCAGTAGCAGCTTCAATTAACCATTTTTTAAAACTGAAAGTCATGGATCTATATATGTTTATGAACATGCAATTTAAAAAATGGTTTCTCAAAACCGAGATGGCTGGAAGCTACGCAATTGTTTCTTGTAAAGATAAAAAAAATCCAAATTTTCAAGTTTGGGGAGCGATGTCTGATCTTGGTTGCAAGAACATGAAAAAGTCAAAAAAGAAATAATCGTATTATTTGGTTAGATTTTCTTATATAAATAACTTTTTTAATTTAATGGAACAAGATTGCTATTTTGAAATAATTGATGATAATGGGAAGCAGAGAATGTCTCCCAAGTGCGTTGATTGTTGCAAGGAAAAAGATGAGGGCAAATTTTTTTGGCAAGGTTCTAAAAGAGGTTATGGACAATACAAAGTAGTCTGCGAATTATGCAACAAAGTTATTTACGATCCAAATAAGTAGGTTATATGTTTGCAAAGAATGTTTTTAGAAATCAAATCAAAAAAATAAACAAGAAACAAAACAGTCTAATAAAAGAGGTTTTAGAGAAACCAGAATTCATTCTGTTTGATTTTTCAGAAAACATATATTTGCCGGAAGAAAAAAAAGAAGAAGAAATTATTCATACTAGTTGTGAAAAATATTGCAAATTATTGCGAAAAATTCGTGATAATCCAGAAATTTTTATAGATTATATAAAAAAATATAATTTTGTAAAACCTATTGGTGTGGTTGATGATTCTTTGAAATTTTATATTGACAAAAAAATTAAAGGAATAAAAGGGAATGTAACAAAATTGACAATTGATGAGAATGTCAATAACATTAAGATTGTTTCTGCAAGGATGAAGAATTCTTTTATAGTTTGTGAAACAAATGATTCAGCTATAAAAACATTTGATAATAACAATTGTTTTATGTTTTTAGAATTTAAAAATGATATCAATTACAAAATGGTAGATAAAATTAGAAATGCTTCTGTAATAATTTTTACTAAAAGCAAGCAAGTTTCTGAATTGAAAAAAAGAAATTATAAAGCTTTCGGGAATAATTTATTCGTTAAAATCTAAATAAGTTATGCTAAGTTTTTGGGATTGGGTAGGTGGTCCAGTTGTTGGGAGCCACACCAATGATGCTATTTTACAAAGTGCTGGAGCCAAAAGTAAATATGGCGAAGTAGAAGCACATGCTAAAAATGTTGAGTCAAAAGCAGACTGTAAATTTTTAGGGAAGAATTGCATCAAAAAAACTAAATACTATAAAAGGAGCAAAAATGGCTAATCCAAAACCTACTATTGTTTTTTCAATTAATCTTGCTAACAAGGAAAGTTCATCTTTGCCATACAACTTGAACTTAGTTGGTAATGAGACTGTTACAGAAGCATCTGCCCAAGTAGATGCAAGAACCACTTGGTTGCCATCATTGAGTAATGGAGTTGCTGGTTATTCTGAAACTGGCGTTGGTGGTAACATTGTTGGTAAAAACAGCAATACTTTTACTGCATATGGTTTGAATGCTTTATATCTTAAAAGAACATATGCTTCAGGAACTTCCAATGATGTTTTGACTGTAGTAAGTGAAAGTTGGGTTTAATTAAATTGCGTCACAATGTGACGCAATTTCTTTTAAAAGGGAAAAAAATGCCAAGTTTTGCTAGTTTGAACGAAAGCATAAAAAATTTCAGGGAAGAAAAACGCCAACACAAGGAAGAGGAAACCGCCGATTTAATATCGAGAGGTATTGATATCGGCGGTGAAGATTTTTGGGAAGATTTTATGCGTATTATTGGTGATGGAAGAGGTTTTTCTGCTCTTCTAGATATCAATCAACAAAAAGTTGCAACTTGGCGGAATAAAATTAATAATGCTTTATCGAAATACTCATCTAAAGAAGATGATGATTTTCCAGAAAGACCAAAAAAACGCCGATTAGTTGGCACAGATGATTATGAAGGTGATTTATGAAAAAATTCAATGAATGGTTAAGTTTTAAGAGCAATGTTCATGAAGAAGTGAACCCAAGCGATGTAGTTGATTCTGATAAATTTGGTTTTACTAAAATTCCGGGCGCTCAAAATTCCGGCAGCATCAAAAATGCTAGTGAAAGACTAAGTAAGATTATTAATCTCTACGGCGTTAGAAACAATAAAATGCTTTTAGCAGATATTATGAAAGATATTTATGATTTTTCATCAGCAGATGAAATCAGTAAATTAAAAAGAGATTTAAGATATCTTTCTAATCACATTGAAGAAAACAATAATTTAGATATCCCAGAAAGCGAGCAAGAATAAATATTCTGTTTGCTAAATCAAAATGAATCAAAAAAATAGTATCAAAAGAGAAGATATAGAGCGCCTGTTAAAGCAGGCGCAATTTGAAAATAAATTTAAACAAAACAAAAATGTTGAGCAACTAAATGATACTATTTTACCACAAAAAAAAGAACCTGTAAATTTTAATAAGAATATTATAAAATCTGCAATCAAAAGAGATCAAATATCAGCGCAGAAAAAAAGAGCATTAGAAGATAATTTTGGTAATAATTCTGTTAAGGCTGTTTTTGATTTTTTGAAACAAAATAAAAATTGGTATTTGAATTTTGGTGGTGCTGGAGATTTAATTCTTTTGATAGCAAATGCGTATAGAGATGGTAATGCTCAAATTGTTTTCCTAGCCAATACTTGCAGCATGGAATTTTGCAAAGAATTGTTAGAGTTTTTCAAATTAGAACATTTTGTTTCTAGAAACTTGATGGGAACCAAATATGCCAATTTGATTAATGACTACATGATGCAGAAAATAAATTTCAGACCAAGCGCACATTTGGCTAGAGGATTAGACTTTAATGATTGGTCAAGAGATATCGATTATTATAAAAACAGAATGATACTGAAAACTGATTGGGTCGATAGATTCGGCAAAAACCCATTATTTAATAATGAAAAAGTAATAATCATACAACCAAGCGGTTCTGTAAAAAATTATGACAGACAAAGATATCTTGAAGTTTTTGAATATAATTATTTAGTTAAAAAGTTTACTGATGTTGGATATAATGTTGTAACAACAGGTTCTGATTCAGATAAAGATTTTTATAAATGGAAACCAACTTCTTCAAAAGATTGGTTTATGACATCAAGAAAATTATATGGACAAAAAAATGTTATGCCAATTGATTTGGGTTTATTTTTCAAGACAATTAATAGTTCAGAAAAAGTAATATCTGCTGACACTTGGCTAAAATCATATTCTTTGTTATGTAACATTCCAACATTTGTGTTTGGCAACAGATGTAGAGGAAATTATTTGCCCATCGGGGCAGATCCTTGTGATCATATATTTTTAAACAAAAAATTATGGTCTACATTAGAAGTGAAAACAATTGAAGAAATTATCAATAATTTATAATTTTATTAAATAACACAAGGATAATTTGCGTTTGTTGTTTCTATGATCTTCTTTTCATAGTACATCTTCGCAATTAACAAAGCATCATATTCTTGAATTAGATCATTTTCATTCCATAATGAATTAAATGTATCGACATAAATGAATATCATTTTTCCAAATGTGTTTGCGTTCATTATCAATCTAACTTCTTTTATAGCCACTTTCTCAAATTGACCTATCAGAGCTTTCTGTTTGGAAAACAATATATCTCCAACACTCCATTTGTGAGGATAGTTGATTGTTTTCCAATACTTGGAACAAACACCAAATCGAAAACCACCACTTCCAATATAGCTAGGCATTTAGCCTCCTATTAATTTCCTCTAATTTATCAATATATTCATCTATCTTTTTGTTATATTTATTGGTGAAATAAATAGGCACTTCACTTTCATCTAATATTTCATTTTCTTTATATTCATTTTCTTTTGAATCATAATATTTATTTACTAAATCTCCATTAACAGCTTTAATTGTGACTGCTTGCTTCAAATCATTGAAACCATCTTGGTTTATTGAAAATTTAATATTTACTGGCATATCATCCTCTAATTTTAAATCAATATTAGCTAGTTTGTTTTCTATTGTTTTTATGAAATTGCTTGCATTTTCAATTATTTTATTTATCTTATTTGTTTTTGATTCTATGTTTTTATTATCTTTTTCTTCATAAACACTAACAACATTGTTGTTATCTTTAGCTACTAAAGATGTTAAAGGTAAATTGTTTATTTGTTCGTCTATTTGATTAATTTTATTGTTATAAACAGTAATCAGATTGTTATATTCATTTTCAAAATAAAATGGTTTTCCAGCTTCATCCAACAATTCATTTTCTTTATAAATGCCGTCTTCAGCATCATAGTATTTAATTTTTTCATTGCCTGTTATGGAAATTACTACTACACTTTGATCAATTTTGTTGAAAGCTTTATCATTAATAAAAAATCTAGAATTGACTAAAGATGTTTTATCTGAAGGGATTGGAGTGTGTGAAATTTTATCATCTATGAAAGAAATTTTATTTTCATAGTATGTGATTAAATTATTATAAACATTGGACCTGTAGACAGCATTTTCAGGTGGAGTTAAAGAATTAAAGTTATAAGAATCACCTAAATCATAATAATAATCTGGATTGTTATAATCGCCAAATATTGATATTATTTGCTTTTGATCATTTTGTAAATTTGTAAATGTTTCATTGATTAAAAATTTCAAATTAGTTATCTGGTAATCATCGACAGGCAATGGAACATGACTTAATTTTTCATTTATAAATTCTATAGTTTTTTCATAATCATAAAATTCTTTATTATATTTGTTAGCCAAAACAGCAATTATTTCAGAATCGGTAAATAGCTGAGTATTGTCAAAAATCTTTTTATTTATAGAATTATTTGCAAGATAAAGAGGATTGTAATTGTTGCCTTGAACTTGCAAAATTGTATATTTGTTATTTTCGTATGTTGTTCCAGTTTGATTTATGGCAAATTTTACATTTTGGAATGTTTTTACTGGTATTACTGTTGAAGCAGTACCTATTAATTCAAAGCTGCCTGATCCGACAATTTTCTTAGCTGGTCTTGGATTAGGCGAAGAACCAAATAATTCAAATCCTCCTGTGCTGGCATAATAGTACTTAATATTGAGTATTGCACTGCCAACAAGTTCAAATGAACCAGATCCTGCATATGAATATTTTGGCGCAGGAACAATGGCAGAACCTACTAATTCGAATCCACCAGTAGATTGATAGGAAATTAAAAATTTTGTTGTTGCGCTACCTACTAATTCAAAAGCGCCACTAGCTTGATAAGAATATTTTGACTGAACAATTGCACTACCGGCAAGTTCAAAAGAGCCAGAACCAGTATATGATTTCCTTGAGTTTCCAAGATTTAGTATATAATTAATATGCATTAATTACACCAATCTGCCAATGATGGTGGCATAAAGATCTTGGGTAAATGCCGAATCATTCCTCATTGTTACTCTGACATATGTCGGACCTGTTGCAACTATTGGTTGATAAAAAGGTATAGCTAATGTTGGATTAGCTGAAGAGAAAAAGCCAACAGTATATGTGTCAGAAGATGGACCTGTTGATGCTGCCGCATATTCAACAATTACTTTGACTGGACCAGAAGAAGCAGAAGCAATTATTTCTTTAAGGAAAAATTTAGTGCCAGCAGAAACACTGTAATAAGTAACAATTGAGCTAGCAGTAGATGAAACATTGGCTGATGTTCCATAAACACTTACTGTGTTTGATGATACTTCTATTTCTGAAGTGATTATGGGCGATCCGCTAACAATGCCCTGAATTGCTAATGGAGTTCCACTTGTAATACCTTGAATAGATAAAGGCGAACCACTGGTAACACCTTGAATAGTTATTGGTGTTCCACTGATTAAACCTTGAATTGTTAATGGGAAACCACTAGCAACACCTTGGATATTTTGAATGCTGCCGGAAATTGGATTGACTGTTAAAACGCCAGTTTCGACCTGTAATTTGCCGCTGATAATACGAGCAATTTTGTCGTTAGCGCCACCAGTATAAGAATTATCGTATATCTGTATACCTAAACCGGCAGTAACATTAGCCATTGCACACCCCTATTGTTGAAAATATATACTATTTCAACAATAGGATTTACTTAGACAGCGTATAATCTAGGAATTGCATTCCCATTTGGGGTATTAATAATTGTTTAATACGCATATTCATTTTAATTCTATCAGAAACATTTCCTGTCAAGAAAAATCCATCTGCTGGTTCATTTACAGTCTTGCTATCAATAATACGCAAACCAACATCTGCAATAAATTTGGCGTAAGTCCTTTGAGGAGTTGTAACTTGGATGGTTGGGTAGTTCTTAAAATCATGACCTAATTTTTCCATTTCTTCTTTAGTTAATATCAGATGAACATAAGATTTGTTTATCTTGGTATAAACATGACCACCATGCCTGCTAATATATGGATGGCATCGCATTCTTATAATGCCATCATTTGCCACGACTGATTTTGCCTTATTGAGAATATCTTGAGGAGTTTCTCTCTCAACATGATCTACAACATCATAAATATAAATCAAATCATATGGACCATTTTTAACTACTTCGTCCCAAGAAGTTGTCAACAATTTTTTCTCATTTGAGCTTATTTGAAAATTATCTTTAATATCATAGCCAACAACAAAACTAGGATTTTTTTCAGCAATTGCTTCAACTAAATGACCATAGCCAGTTCCAAAATCCAATATCTTTTTATTTTCAAAGGCAAAATTAGGATAAAATATATCTCTTATGCCTCTTGCACGATCCATTTTATCTTCGTGATTATTTTCGTCACAAATTAGATCTTGTTGAACAGCTGCCGTCCATGCAGGATTGTCAACAAAAACCTTTAATGGGTCATCAGTTATAACTGGTTCATTCAAAACTGTTTTTTCTTTTTCAACGACATCTTGTTTTTTTTCTTCTACAACAATAGTCCCATCTACTAATATGTTTATTTTGCTTTTAAGCTGGGCAATTTGTTTTTCTATGTTATCAACAATTTCAAGCAATTCTTTTTTCATAAAGCCTCAAAAATAAATTTATTTATAATAATTTAGTTAAATCATGAGAATAAAAAATAAAAAAGACTATAAAAAAGCTAGAGGAAAATGTGTTTTGTGTGGTGAGACAAATGTTAATGTCTTGGATATACATCGCATTCACGAAGGTTATAAAGGAGGAGGCTATCATATAGAAAATTGTGTATGTTTGTGCAGTAACTGCCATAGAAAAGTGCATTCAGGAGAAATAAAAATAACAAGAAAATATAAAACTCTTAGTCATAGGGAATATATAGAAGTGATAGAAAACGGCATTTCCAAAATGATTGAATGTACTTAGGAGCATAGAATGAGCGATAATTTATTAGGTTATTATGAAATAAACGAAGGTGCAAGACCGATGAGCCTTCTTACAGAAAATGTTCAAATTTCTGAAAACCTGCAATATCATATTGGCAATAATTTGTCTCTTACAAATACAGTCTTCAGACTAGGTTCAGATGCTTATTGCGCCTTAGTGAATGAAATGCGAGATTTGTGGCAACAAGGATTGATTCAAGTTAATGAAAATGATGAGTTTATTCTTATGACTGAGGCTGGAAGAACTGGCATTTATCATGGAAAGAGCGTTCCACTTGATTCTCCTAGAAGACAAACTGGTGGCAAAAAGAAATATGCTGTTTATGTTAACAGTGGCAGAAAAAATGCTGAAGGTCGTGTGATTGCGAAGAAAATACAATTTGGCGATCCTAATTTAACTGTTAAAAATTATGATCCGGCTAGAGCAAAAAGCTTTAGAGCAAGACACAAATGTCATTTAAAGAAAGACAAAACAACTCCGGGTTACTGGGCTTGCCATATTGGTCGCTATGCCAAACAAGTTGGGTTGTCTTCATCAGCCAGCTGGTAATTCTTTTATTTTCACAATCAAATCGGTTGTTCCTTTAATGATTCTGTGGTAAATACCCTTTACAACTAACAACTCCTTGTCTAGTCGCACGGGCAAGGAGTTGTCTTCTTGATACATCCAATCGTTTTTGTTTAATGGGACAACTATTCTTGTCGCATCGTCTGCATGCCAAACAAGATCTAAGGGGTTGCTATCAGCAGCAAATTTCCTCACGATCCAGCCATCTTCTATGTTTTCTTCAAACGGTCGTGGATTAGCTTTGTACATAATTTTAAGATAGCGACAGTATATAATATTGGAGGTGAAACCATGATGGACTCAATGTTTTGGTTCGGTTGTGGTCTTATTGTTGGATGGAATCTTCTCCCTCAACCAATGTGGGTTAAGATGATATATGATATGGTTGTTGCTAAAATTATGAGCATGTTCGGTAAGTAATATTTAATTACGACAATTTCTTTTAACAATCACGAAAGAAGCATCATAATCTCTTTGATTGGTGCTTCTTTCATAGTTTAACTGATATCTATTATCAATATAAAAACATTTGTATTCCTTGCATAATTTTTTCAATTTTTCTTCATCGTAAATTACATCTTCTAAAATTAATAAACCAAAAGGTTTTAATGCAGAAACATAATTGTTTAGAATAAATTCATGTGATTCATAAGAGTGCAAACTATCATCTAATATGATATCAAAAAGACCATGTTCTTGAACAATTTTTTTTACAAACTCAAGTTCAAATGCATTCGCTTGAATTATTTTTGTATTAGAATTAAATTTTAATTTTATGTTTGATGTATCATTGTCTATTGCAACTATTTTGGAATCTGGATGAAAGAATGATTCAAAAGTTTTAGTAGAGCCGCCTGAATATATTCCTATTTCCATAAAATTAACTACTTTTTGCTCATATGGAGCAAGAAGTGTTTCATATATGAAACCATAATTATGGTAGACATTTTTGTCAGTGAAATTTCTATTTTTATTCAAAAAATAATTAAAACCTTTTAGTTCACTCATTTTTTGAATTTATTAACCCATTCACCGAAGCTTATGATCACATCATGGTGATCGTCTTCATGATGGTCTTCATCATGGTGACATTCTTCGTGATCACCTTCTTTTTTATCATATCTGATTGCACTGAATACATCAGAAATAGCATTTCTTGCGGTAGAAATTTTGTGTTCCATCCAATCTTCTAATGTTTCGTGTTCATCAATCATTTGAAGAAGTTCTTCGACATTTTCATAAATATCATAGAGATTGCGATAAGCCATGTATGATTTTGGCTCATGTTCGTTGTGTTCTTCGTGATCGTGATGCATGGTTAACCTCAGTTCCATTTAGAAAAAACAGTGTTAGAATAATCTGTTCCAGTGTTCCTAATAACAATTTGTCCAGCAGTTCTCTTATCATCAGTGACTTGTCCAGTTAATAGATCTTGTTCAGCTGCTTTTGCCTTTTTGAAATGATCTCTTAATTCTCTTCCAACAAGCTTCATTAAAACTTTTGTTATGTGCTTTTCACTTTTGTCTTTTTCATTGTCGAAAATATCCATCAACATTGTTTGCAAGTCAAGTTCGTATGCTTCGCCATATGGTTGTGTTTCTGGCTTTTTCTGAGTTTTAAAAGCTAAAATATCTCCATGCATATAAAATCTAACGCCTTCAAAAGTTGTGGGAACAGGGTATGCATAAACGAATATGTAAGGCTCATGTTCATCATGAGTAAAGTCTTCTACTTTGAGACCATCTTTTTCTAACACATTCATTAGAAGACGAAGTCTTTTTTTTGCCATAAAATGATGACGGTTTACATATTCGTTAAATAATATCATCATTAGCAGTTCCTCAATACTAATTCAGGAGTTGAAGCAACGCAGCGAATAAGATTTTGCAAATCACTTGGATTGCCATTGAATGGCAATTCTTTAACGCTTAGTCCATTAACATTTCCTGCTGCATCTTGTAATGTTTCAAGAGATGCGTTGATGAAAATAACTCCATCTCTCTTGACAAGAAACTCAGTCCTGTCTTTTAGAGGATTTCCGTTTTCATCCATCTCGCCAGTTTCTTTTTGGTACTGAATTTTCAAATCTTGCAAAGTTACAAGATTTCCTTCAGCATCAAACAAGGCTTCAGATGCGTCATTTTGGAATGTGGAAACACTTAAGACACCGTTGTCGTAACCACTTCTTAAAATGTTTGAAAGATCCATGCCAACAAAATAAAGAGTTCCATTATCTGCTAAAACATTAACAATGAAAACTCTCTTTTCAAAAGATGTAGCGATTGATTCAATTATCACTCTATGACGAAAAACCTTTTTCTCTTCGGGAGCGCCACCATCAAGCTTTTCCAATTCTGGATCAGAAAGATACTTTTGAGGATCATCTTGTTGTAATACCCATCGACCAACATCAATTGAACCAAACTTACTGTTGAATCTTGTTGAAATCCTAATCGAAAAAGTCTTTTCATTATAAATTATGTCTTCTTGTTGTGCGCCAGAACCAACCTGAATAGCTCCAATCAAAGAGGCAAGATACTTTCTATGAAGATCTGCTTTGTTGCTATAATATCCAGAAATTCTAATAAATGTATTGACGAGTTCTGGCATGGAAGACAATGTAGTAGTATAGTGATTTACCAATGAAACGGCTGGATTAGCCATATCAAGATCATCTCTAATTTTCTTACGCATTTCACCAGATGCTTTGTTAATATTAGCGTTTTGTCTTAAGAAACAAACTTGAAGATTGTCTTCTATAAACTTTTTCTGATAAGTAGAAAGTTCACCATCTCTTATCTGCATAATCATTTGGACTAAAGTGCCAACATCGTTTTTGATGCTTTCTTTGAAAAATTTGTTTTTCCAAGAACTGAAGTCAGACACCTTGTTGTCTTTGGGCATGTCTGGCTCTTTGGGCTCATGAAGCATTGGCTTTTCCATAGGTGAGCGATTCTGCGGAACGCTCACTTGTGTAGTCTTGTCGTATGACTGCGGGGCAAGACTAGTGGGATCAGATCCCATGAATGCATCGGGTGGTGGAGCAGGGTTTTCCTGCTCATTCATTAGCCAATGTTGCAGATTGATCAGATTCGGCATCTTTGTCTTCCTTATTGCTTGTTAATTTATTTATTGTTTCAATCAAATTTCTTCTATCTGTTATGGTTATATTATTATTTTGAGTAGCATTAATTTTAGATGCTTGCTTCTCTTTCAGCTTTAAAGATGTCATCAAATCGGCAATTCTGCTTTTGCCGATTGCTATATCAGACTTTAATTTTGCAAGATTCACTAATGCTTCTTTGCTAGAAGAAGTAGAATCTCCCTCATTCATGACCATTTCGACAAAATTAGAAAGAATTGCATCAACTTCTTTGCGATCATTACGCAAATCTTCCAAAATTTCACCATAAAGTTCTAAAAGTTGTTCATCAGTAACAACCGCATTTTGCTCGGTAGTTGGTAAAACAACAGGAATAGACGGAAGGACAGGTTTGTTTTTCATAATATTATTTACAATTTAACAACAAAATAATACATATAAAATATGGTTGCGCCAAGAAAAAATAATAGCGATGAAGATGGTTTGGACAAAAAAGTTCAAACATTATATGACTCGACATCAAGAGTTGATGAAAGAGTAAAAATGTTATTGGAAAGTATGGACAAACTAGATACAAAACTTGAAAAAATTATTGACAAACAACTAGAATTACAAACAAAAATAATATTATTAGAAGATAAAATGGAAAAAATAAGTGACAATGTTGATGACATGTATGAAAGAATTGAAGATTTAGAAAAAGGTCACAACGACTTATTCACATATAAAGTTGGTGCCGAATCTCAAGTCAAAAATGCTTTCACAATGATTTATAATATTGGAGTTACTATTTACAATGTGGCTTTACCAATTGTTATCGGTTATATACTTTATGCAATAGGACTACCGAAATGAGTGAAGAAATATTATCTAAAATTAGATTGAAAGATACCAAAGGTAACATTAATTTCAAGCCTTTGAAAGTAGATTCTTCAAGTAATTCTTTACTTAAGCCAATAATTGAAGCGTTTGAAAATAGCGACAAAGTTAAGGTCGGATATTCTACTCTTGAAAAGAACAAAGGCTTAGTGCATCCAACACTAAAAAGAAAAACACTTTACCTTACTGGTGGCGCACTTAGAGATCATCTAAAGGGCAAAACATTCAAAAATTATGACTTGGTGACAGACGCTACACCAGACGAAATTGTTCTCATCTTAAAAAACTCTGAAACACCATTCAAACATGTTTCTGGAGATCATCAGTTTTCCGATAAAGAAATTGTGTTTTACCCTTCAAGACATGATGCAAAACATAATGTTATGGAAATTACAGTTCAAAAAGGAAACCAAAAGGCTTATATTTCTACTTTAAACAGTAACAGTAAAAATAGAAACATTGTGCCTCAAGAAGCCAAATTTGTTCATAATATAGAGCAAGATGCTTACTCAAGAGATATAACAATTAATTCACTTTATCTCAAACTTAAAAACTCTGATGGCGATAATGGTGAGTTGACTGACCCCGTTGGCGGGGCGCATGATCTAAAAGTAGGAGAAATTTCCACTGTTCAAGATCCAGAAGCAACATTTAAAAAAGATCCATATCTAGCGTTCAGATTAGCTGATATTTGTTGCCGATTTTCTCCAGAAAAGAAAATTCCTGAGAGATTCTTGGATGCAATTCGTCATTTTACTAAGAATGCTGATCTCGATAACAAATTGCTCAGAAAGTATTATGTCAGCGCAATCGAAAATATGGATGTAGATCCAACACAATATCTTAAAAATCTGCAACAAGCTGGTTTGTTACACAAAATTTTCCCAAATTGCAATTTTGCAAACATTATTAATGATTTGCCAAACAACAAGATCATAGTAACAGCTTATTTACTTCATCCCAACAATGTTGAAATGGTTAAAAACCTTTTGTTGGCTCAGGGATATTCAAATGGTGATGTTAATGAAATTGCCAAATTTATGAAGCTTGGTGTTTGGTGTTCAGGTAACACTCATGACACAAGCCTAATTCACGATCTTATTACTAAGCCTTCCAGACTCCCTCATTCCAAGATTTATGATTTTCTTAAATTGTTTGGTAAAGGCGATCTTTATCACAAAGTATTCAAACAAGATTATTCAAATGCCACAAAGAAATACATCGAAGATGAATCAGGAGATAAGGTTGCAAACCCAAATTATATCAAATTCTTAGGTAAAAGTCCTGATTATGACGAAATGGATGTTGTCAGAAAACATTTGTTGGATAAAGCCATAAAAGAAAAGATGACATATGGCTCGTAATGATTACGGAAGCTTATTCAAAGATGTTATTTCTAGAAGCGTTCGTAGCAATCAATATGGTCCAAGCTTAAAAACAGTTGCAAGTGGAAGCTTAGTTACATTTCAATACTCTTTTGCAAAAAATGATATATATCCTTTAGTAATCTTAACATATGTGAGCAATAATTATATTCATGGAGTTAATTTGCATTATTTGACATTCAATCAAATAAAGCAAGTTTTGCAAAAAGATAAATTAAATGGATGTCGTCCGGGTTTCAATTATAAGAATGTTAAACCATATGAATACATAGTAGATGCGTACAGAACATATAAAAGAAATGGATTAAAAAACTTAAAAGTATTAGATTGCGATTTGATTTTGAGATCTATGTCTGTAAGCAGATCAATTGATCCGCAAGAAGCAGAGGCAATTAGAGAAAATGTTAGAAATCAAATAAGCAATCTCATAAATACTTCAGTTGAACAAATGATGAAAAAGTGAGTTGCATATGCCAATAGATAATTTTGGAAGAGAAATACCAAATTTAAATCCATCGGATTTGCTTGGTAATACCAAAACCACTCAACAAAACAAAACAACAACAGATAATAAAGATTTGGCAGGATTGTTGTCCTCAATGTCTGAGAAATTTGATTCTAGTGTTAGAAAAGTTGAAGAAATATTTGGCAAATTAATGAGCTACATGAAAAATACGGAAAAACAAGATAAAAAATTAGACAAGATGATGTCATTTCAAGAAAGAATGTACAAACTAACCACTACAGAATTCAACAGAAGCGGTGGCGCAGAAGGCGCTAAGCGCATGAATGAATTAGTCAAACATGGCTTGAAAAAAGGAAGTATTTATGTAGCTGATGTTATGACTCACAAATTGCTAAGAGATATCAAATCATTAATTCAAGTGCAAGTTAGTGGCAGAGGTGCTGCTAAAGAACATAAATTAATGAGTCCAAAAGCATATGCTAGAATGTATGGACCATATGTGGGTGCTGAAAAAACTGAAGCTGAAAAAACTTCGAAAGAAAAAGAAGAAAAAGGTGGTTTTTTAGAGAGTTTTTTCAAAGCAGAAGCATACAAAAAAGTAGAAGGTGTTTTGAAATCATTTGAAGATACAATATTAAATGTTAGTATTAATAAGCCTCTTAGTGAATCTTTTGATTTCAAAAAAATGATCAAGGATGAGAATGAATTTGCCATAAATATAAAAAGAGCAGTTTTTCAAACTCAAGGATTAACGGCAGAAAGTGGTGAACTTTTAAACGCTTATACGAAAATACAGAAAGTTGCAGAAACAACTGGATTTGATAGAGTATCTTATCAAGCTCAGTATATTAAAAGTGTTAAGGCTGGTATCAGAAGTCAAAAAACTGCTGAAAAAATTACGCAATCACAATTAAATGCTGAAAGACAATTGGGTTTAGCTGCTGGCGATTTAGGAGATACATTTATTGATTTTGTTAACCAAGCAGGACTAGGAGTTAATCAAGTTTCTGCAATAGGCAGAGGCATGACTGAAGTCGCCAGACAAACTGGATTGACTGGCGAATACATGAAAAAAGCATTAGATGCTAGCAAGCCATATGTTACAAATCTAAGAAATGCTGGTCAGCTGACTGCGATGTCCACTAAAAATGTCATGCAATTAACTGCTAGTTTCCAGAAATTTGGCGTTGCTGGTGAAGATATAACAAAATATTTGACAAGTGGAACAGCTTTAATAATGGATGGAAGTGATAAAACAGCATCGTTTTTATTACAAGCTGCTGCAAGAGCAGGAGTAGTAGAAGAATTAATGACAGGATCGATTACAAAGTCTGAAGAAGGCATGAAATCTTTCGCTCAAGGATATGGTGCGATTTTAGATGCAATGAACATTCCTAGAACTTTAGAAGGTTTTAATAAGCTAACAGATAAACAAAAACAAGTCTTAAATTTAAGTGCTAAAGCAATGACCGGGAAAGAAGCTGGTGAACTTATATTGGGATATCGTGCTATTGAAGAAGCTGGCAAGACATTTTCTGACAAAATGAAAGACTTGGCTGTAGAGCGTCAAAAAATTAATAAAATGACTATGGATGAGAAAAAAACATTTGAGGAAAAAGAAAGAGCATTAAAAGCTGGAAAAGCTCAGGATATATTGACGGCAGTCGCAGAAGCCAACAAGGGAGCAAAAAATCTTGGCGAAGCAATGGCACAGTTTGGCGAAGGGAGAAGTAAGTTCGCAAAAGATTTGAATATATTGGCTGGCGGTAAGATAGGAGAAGAGTTCAAAGGAACGAATGAAGAAGCGATAAGAACAGCTTTAACAAGCGCAATTACAGAAGTTAACAAGGGATTAATGAAAGAAGGTAAAAAAGATTCATTAATTCAAAGTAACAGAATAGAGGAAGCATTAAAAGATAATAGCGGAAATAAACTAAATCAATTAATTGAAGATATCGATAAATCTAATAAGGTTTTAACTACAGCGCAATTAGAAGCAACAGATCCCGTTACAAAAGCACAAAACAATTTGTTGAAAGTTAATGAAGAAGCAAGAGATTATTTGCAACAAATACGAAACTTTTTAGCTTTAATACCCGGCATAGCAACAGCATTAACAGCTTTAGGTGGTCTTGGTATTGTCATGCAAGGTCTAAGTGGCGCATTTAGCATGTTTTCTAATTTTAAAGGATTATTTAAAGGTTTTGGCAATTTTTTTGGAAAAGGAGGAACACCAGCTATTCCACCAGTAAAACCACCAGCAGGAGGAGGAGGAGGAGGAGGAGGACTTTTAGGCAGAGCAGGAAGATTCTTAGGTGGTGCAGGAAGAATTGCTGGCAAAGCATTAGGTCCATTAGGTTTACTAGCTTCTGGTATAGGTGGATTCATGGAAACTGGCACTGCTGCTGGTGGCATATTCGGCGCATTAACAGGTGGTGCTGGAACAGGAAGTTTCTTAAGTCCTATGTTAGGAGTTGAAAAGGGTGGAACTGCTGATAAAGCACTTGGAGTTCTTGGTTCTGCTGGATATGGAGCAGCAACAGGCGCAGCCATAGGAAGCATTATACCGGGTGTTGGAACTGCTATTGGTGCTGGAGTTGGCGCAGTTATTGGTGGATTAACTGAAGGAATAAAAATTGGAGTAGGAAATATGTCATTTAATCAAGTCGTTGATGCTATGGCATCTGGCGTTGGTGGCATGTGGAATACTATTTATAGCAATGTATTAGGACCAATAGGAAATACAGTTTCTGGAGTTCTTTCAAGCATAGGAAGTGTAGCATCTAATGTTGTTTCTGGTTTGGGTGATGTGGCAAGTAATATTGGCAAAGTAGGAACTTCTTTAGCATCAAGTGCTTGGGAAGGAACTAAATCGGTGGTATCTACTGTTGGATCTGCCGCATCTAGTGTTGGTTCTGCCATAGCAAGTGGAGCATCCACAGCATGGAGTTATGTCAATCCTTTGAATTGGTTTGAAGAAGGAACAAGAAAGATAACACAAACTGGTCTTGGCATTTTGCACGAAGGGGAAATGGTAATTCCCCAAAATATTTTAGAATCAATGAAAGCGGTAGGTAATGGTGCCTTTAATACCACAGGTATTGGTGGCATAGTTAAAAATATGACTGGTAGTAACATTTTAGGAGATGTTGCTTCAAGAGCTACTGGCATGTTAAGTGCCATGACTGGTCCAATAGGATCGATGATAGGAACTGTTGCTCAGGCTGGCATGCGTCAAATTGGTATGGTTCCAAGTTCTCCAAGCAACCAATTGATGGCAACAAATGCTGCAATGCAATCTCAAATATCCAATGCGTTTGCCGATAAGAAAGCTGAAGGAACACAAACTGTTGAAGAAAAGAATTCTTCTGACATGTTGAAGGCTTTGAACACAATTATAGATTTGCTTGGCAAAGCTCCTGTTGCTGCTCCTGCTGGTGGCGCTGTTAAGTTAACAGCCCGTGGAGTATTTGGTGATTCTGGTTTAGGAAGCGTAATGGGTGGCGACTATGCGAAGAATGATACAATAAAAGCTTTATAAGAATAAATACTAAATAATTACTGAGTTAAAAATATGGGAATAATTTCTACACTAAGTACTGGCGAACTAAACAGAATACCCAATTGTTATATCAGGGGGCAACAAAACTATATTTACATGTATAATTTGCCAGAAATAAGTGACAAAAAAAGTGCGGAATACCATACAGAAAACGGCATGGGCAGATCAATGCCTTACAGGTCGTTTAACACAGGTAGTGCAAGAACAATTTCTTGGAAATGTACTTTTATTTCTTATGATTCTGAAAGCATAATCAGAAACATGAGATATTTAAGACTTCTTGAATCTTTTGTATATCCAAGAAGAGATCCGGCAAATATAATTCCTTACATACCACCAGTAATATTAAGCATAAAGTGTGGCAGTTTGCTTGCTGATGAAAGTGTCGAGCTTAATGCGATCATGTTAAGTTATGGTGTCACATTCCCAACTGATCAAGTTTGGAATACAGATTATGGAACAGGAACATATTTGCCTCTCAAGCTTGAAGTAGGTCTTGAACTTGAAATAATTTATGACACAAGATATTTGCCCGGAGCAGAAAGAATTGTTGAATTAGGAGCATAAAATGGCATACAAGATAGAACAATCTAAGACTGCTACGGCTTCAAAGTATGTCAATTCTTTGTCTAGATATGCCAATTCTATTGTTTATAATTATGGCGATGAGAAAAAGTTGACATTTGAAATATACAAAAGAAGGACTTATCCGACATCTTCTTTTGACAAGTATGCAGTGATACCTGAAGGTTTTGCTTATAGACCTGATTTAGTTTCTCAGAAGATTTATGGATATCCTGATTCATGGTGGTTTATAATGGAAGTTAACGGTATCTACGACATAAAAGATTTTGTTGCTGGTAAAACAATTCGTTTGCCAGTAAATACACTTTGAAATGCCAATCGATTTAAAATACAAAGTTCTCCCAAGCTTTATAGTAGATGGTGTAAATTACGGCGCATGTGGAGATATTAGAAAGCCATTGCCATTCACTGGACCCACTGGTCTTGCTGAAACGGCTAAATATCAAATGATATCTCCCTTTGTTGAAGCAAGATTTTACAAAGTAAGAGCATTTAATAATGCACAATTAAAACAAGTAAGAGATACACAACAAATTGTTTTTTATGTTTCTACGGGAAACTTCTTAGGCAGCAGCGAATACAAAAACGCATTTATACAATCTTTTTCTTTATCAATTGAATCTGCTTATGGCGCAACAATGGAAATTGTTGATACATCGGGAAACGATTTCGTAGGTTTTTATAATAGTATTTTTAGTAATAAGTGTGAAAATATTGATTTGCCAGCTGGTGCAGGGAAAAATGTTATTAATTTTGCTGATACTTATGTTGTGGCTGTGAATGTTGGTTATGTATTTGTCAATTCAGAAGGTCAGAAAGCAGTTTATCAACCATATGTCAATTCTCCATCTAAGAAATTACCCGGAAAGCCTATTGGTCCATATATAAACTTTTTGTTGGCAAATGCAGAGGTTACAGTTGAGCAAAACATTTGGAAATACAGATTATCTTTAAAAGCGCCAGATTTGAAATATGCCAACAACACAGTGAATAAAAGAGTTGGTGCGCCTGATCAAAAAATTCCATTTTTGAAAGCTGCTGAATTGATGTTGGATGGTGATTGTCCGCCAAAGCAAGCAAACAACAAAGAAGATGCAAGAGTAGTTTTAGTTAGACCACCTCAAGGAGTAAATGGCGAATGGTCTTATGTAAGCGAAAAAGGCGCAAATTTGGCAGAAAATGAAACCAAAAAAGGAGCATATGCTGGTTACAACTTGCCATCGTTAGACGCAATAAGAAAAAATATGGATACATTTGTTACCGCAAATAGTAAAGGTGTGTTCATGTGTTTTCCAAGTGGTGCAAATGATGATGCATTGTATTTGGTAGAAGCGGAAAGTTCATTTTGTGTGCAGAAGCGTGGAAGTATATCGCAATGTGGATTCGGTAATTTCTTGGGAACATATGTGGTCAATGGTGGCGATTTAAGTCCTGTAATCAAATTTACTCCCAAGATTAATTTGGCTGGCATTCCTAATAAAGCTCTTGGTGGTCAAGCTGCTGGTGGCACCACATCAAAATCTGTAGAAGTAAGGGATTTGTGTTCTCCTTTCGAACAGAATGACAGGCAAGAAGCAGTAGATGCCAAGCAAAAACCCGGACAAGCTGTGGCAGTGGCTGGAGCTATTGCCAATGAAGCTTGGAATAAAGAAGCTCCAAAAAATCTGCCTAATTTGCAAGCACAAGCTGGAGTTGCTGCTATGTCTGCGAGCAATTACTCCAAACCTTTGTTGGCTGGTGCTTTGACGGCAGAGATGGAAATTCAAGGAGATCCAAGACTTGTTTGGTCTTTAAATGTTATAGGATCTTTTGTGAAAATAATTTTCATTAATCCATTTGCACCCATACAACAAGTAACACCAAGACTTGCCAATCCTATTGAAACAGATTGGTTGGCAAAGCCAGAAATCAATTCAATGATTTCTGAAGGAGCTTATCAGGTAACTGGATGCGATCATGAAATAAGAGATGGTTCTTGGGTCACTAAATTAAAATTGGTGCAAATACCATCGGCAAATGTACAAGTTAGAGGTTAATAAATGTCTGACATAAGTGAAAAAATAGAAAAATTGGAACACATGGTGTTGCAGCTTAATAATGCAACAAAAGAACTTCGTGAGCAACGATATAGGCAACCTATAAGCAGATTTGGAATTTATTCAGCTATTTGTGTAAGCACATTTGATGTTTGGAAACAAAATAGAATACAATGGTTTTCTCCTATTTTCGATGATCCGACTTCTGAAGTTTCAAAGCTTCCTTGGGCTTTGCCTGTATCAAACTTTGGTGGTTTTGATGACAGTGGGTCTTCATGGATTCCACCATCTGGATCAACTGTAATTATTGCTTTTGAAGGAGGTAACAATGGTGCTGCTTATTATTTGGGAACGACATGGTGTCGTGAAAGAGGACCGGGTCTTTTAAGCTTCTTTAACATACCAATAGAAGAATACAATCAACTTTACGCCAATAAAAGAACTGGATATCTTTGTGGACCAAATGATGGTTCACAGGTTTTTCCACCTTGGAATACAGAATCATATAACGGATATGATATAGATTCAATTCAACAGTTGAGTCAAGATCCAACCATTCTTGCCAGAATGACATATCCAAATATTTATGGATTTAAAACTCCTGAAAAGCACATGGTAAAAATGGTTGATGGAGATGGCAAATGTAACAGAAAATGGAAAAGAATTGAGATAATGAGTGGTAATGGCAACTGGATGATGTTCAAGGATGACCACTTGCATTATGCAGGTCAATGGGCTCATCCGACATGTGTTGGCAATGAAAAAGACGGTGATACTAGTTGTGTTGTAGGTGTTCCAAATCCACCGATTTTTGACATAAATTCTATTCCAACAAACGAGACATCAATAGATTTTTCAACTAATGCACCAGAAACTCCACCCACATACCAACAAAGTGAAAAATCTGGATGTTCATCATCAGACAGGTCTACAATAATTGGTGGAGAGCCAGACACACAAATTAGAAACAGTCAGATTGGCAGAAATCCTTTTTTCAAGCAGGAAAGTGAGTGCAGACCTTACAAGGGACCACAAACTCCTCAGAATAATAGATGTGATTTGCCTCAAACTGGAATCCAAATACTTTCTATTTCTGGTCATACTTTTGTCATGGATGATTCTGTGAATCAACCAAGAGGCAACATGGAATGGGATAGAAGTGTTCAGCCTTTTGATTTTGGGTGTGATAATAAATTTGCTGGCAGAACTTATTGGAAATCCACTACTGGTCATACGATTGAAATGAATGATTTGGAAAGAATAGAAGGCAGTACTGACCAAGTTCGCAGTGATGAAAATGGTATAAAATTAAAGAGCGCATTAGGAAATCAAATATTTTTGTGTGATGCAGTTGATGGACCTAAGTGTGATGGCAGAGCATCTGCTGGGCAAGGAATCAGAATGATTTCAACAAGCCAGCATCAATTCATCATGTCTGACGAAGGAAACGAAAGAAGTTATGCATGTAGAAGAGAAGGTGCGATACCTTTGGCTAATGCAAATGCCGCCTATATGCAATTAAGAACAGGGTATGGATTGCAAATAACTTTAAATGATTCTCCTAGTCAAAAAGAAACACAAGGACAATCAATTGATATTATTGCACCACAAAAGACAATAGAAAATGGGTCGAGACCACATGTGATTCAATTACAAGAAGGCTATCCAGATGTGGCAGAATCAGGATACATTCAAGTTAGATCTGGTGGCAATTTGTTTTTATATGCCAAAGAAAATGCTTTGGAATTGATTGAAGGTCACAAAATAGTTTATGTAAAAACCAACAGATTGGATTATACTGAAAATAACTTCTTCCATATTGGAAGAGGCAATCATGTTGTAAAGGTAGATCAAAAGATATATCTTTTAGCTGGAAGAGATTATCCACCACCTCCTCCAAATGTTAATAACCCAAGTCCGCCTGAGAATGAATTGCAGCCTACGCTTAATCAGGCGACCAATCAGGCAACTGCTGCCAATGCGGGTGAGTGCGTTCCGGGTGTATTTCCTGTTTTGGTTTTGATGCCAAATGGATGTATAAAAGCAAGTGATAGAGTTTATGCATCTTGTAGCAATGCTGGTTCAGCTATTGGACTTGGCAACATAAATATAGCAAACAATTGTGCGCCGGGAGATGATTTGTGTTCTGGTGGTTTGCCGTTATCAGGATCATAATGAGGAGATAGAATGGCGGATTTAAAAGGTTTTCCTTTTCCTGTGACAAAAAACCCTTTAGGGTTATTTTATACACAATTAGGTGCTAAAAACATTAAAAGCGATTTAATTCAGCTTATTTTGACAAATCCCGGTGACAGGGTAATGTTACCTCAGTTTGGAACAGCTTTGCGTAAATATTTTTACGAACCTAATACTGAAGGAACAAGAACAGCAATAAAAAATACTATAACTGATGCAATAGCTACATGGGAACCAAGAATTACCATAAAATCAATTACTGTAACAGATTTAACTGAATCAGTTAATGGAATTAATGGAATAAATCCTAATGGAGTCTTGGTGCGAATTAACTATATAAATCCAGAACAAATAAATATTGTTGAAAATTTAGTTTTAGCAATACCGTTTGAAGGGGGCTGATTTGGAAAAGTGTCCATTTGATTTGAAGCCATATAAAACTGGTGCAAATACCACAAGACCTCAAATCTTTTCTCTAAATTATACAAATCAAGACTTCTGGTCTATGAAATCTCGTTTGGTTTCATTTATCAAGGAAAAATTCGGCACAGAATTCAATGACTTTGTTGAATCAAGTCTTGGAATGATGCTTATTGAAAACTGGGCATTTATTGCCGACACCCTATCATTTAAGACAGACCAAGTAGCAAATGAAGTCTTTATTGACACAGTAACAGAATTGGAAGATGCGATAAGACTTGCTCGTTTAGTAGGTTTTGAGCCTCAACCACCAATTGCTGGCAAGAGTCTTTGGTCAGCTAGAGTTCAAGCCACATATAATATTGATCTTGAAATACCTGCTCCATACCCAGTTGACATATTCAACAATAATGTAACCACAACAATAGAATTGTTCCCGTCTGACTCATTGAATAGACCGATATACGATGAAAATATTTATATTGTTGCTGGCACATTGATTAATAGCAATATTGTTGGGCTGGAAGGTAAAACATACAACGATACTTTTGGTGCTGTGGGCGGTCCCGATCAAGCGTATCTTCTCACATACAATCCTGTTCTTCTTGATTCAATTCGTGTAAGTGTTGATGGTGTTAAGTGGGATCAAGTAAAATATTTCACAGAATCAGCACCATTAAGAGAATACAGAGTCGAATACAACTCAAATTATTCTGTCTACATTATTTTTGGCAATAACAGAGCAGGATATATTCCTCCTGCTGGGTCAACAATTCAAATTGTTTATCGTGTTGGTGGTGGTCCTTCTGGCAACATCGTCAGTAATTTTGTAAACACACAAGCTTTAGTTCCAATTCCCGGTGAAATTTACAGTGCTGTTGTTAATTTAACAAATTACACCAAGGGTGAATATGGCTATTCTGGTGACACAATTGATGACATCAGATATAAGCTTCCTATTTACAACCAATCACAAAACAGATGCGTTTCTGGTAGTGATTACAAGAATTTTGCTAACTTGTTTACAACTCCTTATAACGGTGTGATGGGCAAAGCAAACGCTGTTCTTAGGCATTCTGGTTGCAGTTCTAACATAATTGAACTTTATGTTTTGGCAAAAGTTAATAATTTGCAATTAGAAAAAGCTTCAAGTCAATTTAAATATGAATTCACTCAATACATGAATGCCAACAAGATGATGACAGATTATCTTAGTATTTTGGATGGAGAAATAATCCTAACAAATGTTGCTGTCAATGTTGTCATGGACAAATATTACAAGAAATTTGAAGATGAAATTAAAGCAAACATTTTATCAAGAGTAGAAAACTTCTTTTCCATAAATAATTGGGATTATGAACAAAATTTAAGAGACATAGATGTAATAAAAGCTTTATCGGATATGCAGCAACCAAGCAGATATGACATTTATTTTACCACCAGCGATCCTGACAATAGTGGCAAAATTGTTAGAGCTAGGTATTTTGAAATAATCAGACCAGAAAATATAGTAATAAGTTTTACCTATGAATAAATTTTATACAGATAATCCAAAAGTTAATGATAGAGTTGAGTTTATATTCTTAACTCCAGATGCCAATAAATGTTATTTTGAAGATCCTTATTACATTGAAAACATAACAATTTATTTCATTCAAAGAAATTATGCTTCTCCAAACATTCAAGAATACGACAGCCAAGCTTCACAAAGCAATTTGGAAGCAAGATATCTGGCTTTGAAGAACATAGCTTGTAACGATCCAACTGAAGAAAACATACAATTAGCAAATAGAGCCTTGGATGATTGGCAATCAACAATTGTAACAAGCACTTTTTATTATCAAGACTCTGTGATTGTTTATCAACAAGGAAGTGCTACAAATCCTTTGTGGGTTAGAGGTCAACCTAATACAGATTCTCCAATTCAAAAACTTGCTAATGATGAATTCCCATATGGTAGATTTTCATTTTATTGGGATGCTGAAAATGTAAGAGAAGGCGATTATTTTATTTGCTATAAGTGGAAACCAAATCCATCTGGTGATACACTCAGCGCACACCTAGGATTTTATCTTGCTAGTGATATTGCTTCTTATACTAGCAACCCAACGCACAGAACTCCAGAAAACAAATATTATGATTTGTTGAACTTGTATTTACCTGAAATGTACAAGTCCACTTATTCAGATGATGATAAGACACCAGAAACTTTAGACAAATTGAATCAAGCTCTTAATATTGGTTTTAGAAACATGGAAGATTTAGTAAATCAAATTATTGATTTACTAGATGCTAATGTTTTGCAAGAACCTCTTTTAGTTTATTTGGCAAATTTATTTAATTTGAAATTAAGAAGTGCAGACCCAACTAGATGGCGCAAGCAAATTAAAAAAGCTGTTCCTCTTAACAAGGCAAAGGGAACAATAAGAGCCTTAAGAGAAGCTTTAGGTGATGCCGGAATTAGGTTAGACAAGTTTTCCCAACTTTGGCAAGTTGGCACTGATTACACCTTCACGGAAAGCTTTGTCTACTTAGGTGAAAACATATTTGAATTAGAAAAAGTAAGTTTGCCAATCAATCCAACATATTTTATGTTGGAGTATGAGACCTTAACTCAAAATTATACAGAAATAGATCTTAGCAATATAGAAATATACACATCAAGTGGCGTTTCATACATGAAGTATATTGGCAATCCAATCGAATTGGGTTCCCACTTGAAAATCACTTATCAAATTAAAGAATTTCCAAATCAGGAAGAAATACAGTTGCATGGATATATTGTTTCCTTGCCTTTAGCGGATACTAGAGATGATAGATATTTTGAATATCCAAAAAAGGACTGGAATACTCATGTAATAGAGGAAACAGATCCTTTGTTTGATATTATTATCAATGTTAAAAATCCTTTTTACGATCCAGTTATATTTGGCAAGATTAGAACTGAATTTCCTTATTCAGAACAAGCCTATAACATGGATGAATACAATGGATCATTAAGAGATAGCTATAATCCAAAAGATATAGATAAAAACTTTGTTGAGCCTTGTAGAAACACAATAAGTTCAAGATTTAATGCCGAACTAACAATTCAGGATTTATCAAACATTCGTTTAACAGAAGCTCAAGAAATAATAGCTGATTATATTCCTTTTCATGCAATTTTGCATACTCTCCAATTCAATGGATATATGCAAGATTATATGTTGCCAGCAGATGAAAGTTTCCAAATATTGATAAAATATAATGGTGGAGAATTCTTAATAGCTGGTGAAGTAACCGATGTATTTAATAGAAATATACAACCCGGATCTGATCTTTATAATCCAGTTTTGAGAAATGCTTTGGCTTCTTCTACAAGTATAGAATCAGGGACAACAAATGGGTTTAATAAAAATATTGTGTTGTTCTGTCATTCTCAGAATTTAGAATTGATTGGCATAAATGACAATCCACCAGATACATTCTTGCAAATATTGGCACCACATGCCAATAGCGGAAATTATACTGTTCAAAATCCAACTGGCAATATAGTTCAAATAATAGGTGGTGTAACTGAGCCATTAAATCAAACAGATTTCACATTCATATTGTCTAATGTCACATTGGCTGATATTAATTTTACTGTTTATCAAGATAATGTTTATTCAATTTCAGACAGCATTATTGATTATTTGTATTATCCAATAAAAACAACCCATGATGTCAATAACGGCAATGCAACAGCTGCATGGAAAGTGGAGATAGTTTCAACAGGATTTGAATACGAAATTGCTAATACCTTTAACAATAAGCTGATTCTTACAAATGATGGAAGCCTTAGCAATATATCTACAACTGGATTAGCATATAAAGTCTTAGATGAAAACAATAATATTATTTTTGAATCTACCAATGGTATTTACGATGTTCAAAAAAGAGGAAGGATTGTTGTAGATCCAGCTACTGGCATAGGAAACATTCAAACATACTTTGAATACAGTTTAAACAATTATTTCTATTTTGATAGCAATTCAAATCAGTATTACATTGATGGATATCCAGAAACAGTTAATCAATTTTATATTGATGGGTACGATGGTGGTGATCAAGCTGGTGTAATTGGAAAGGTGTTGCAGAGACTTGTTTACAACACAGGAAATCTCAATTATGACAAAATGCTTATTACTAAGCCATTAACATTCCCGGCATTTACAGACCCTACTGACCCCAATGCTTTGCGTGATAGCACTTTTAAAGAAAATTATTTGATAAAAATAAATTCTACATATTTCTATTCAATAGTTTCAGAAGTAAATATTAGTGGAACAGATTATCTTTATATTTCAGGTAGATTTGAGGATTGGGGCACTATTTCTAGTGGTGGAACTTCTGTTAATTATGAATTGATTCAATATGTGGAGAATGCAGTGACAATTTTAGGCAATAATTTTCCATTCGTGGATAGATCAAATAATGAATTGATCACTTATGAAACAACCACTGCTTCTCCTATGGCTATGGCTGATTTAGCTAATGGACCCAAGTCGGTATCAATTCAAGAAGAAACAATTGGCTATACTATTTTAACTAAAGACAATAAAAAAATTGAAGGGAAAATATGAACGATTCATCGAAGTGCTACGGTCATGTAACCGCAAAAATTATTAATAAGAATGGTGAAGAAAGCGTAATTGATTTCAAGAATGCTGTTTTAGTGGGTGGAAGGGCTGAGCTTGTTAAAGTCCTTGCCAACAAAATTGGTGCTAGCTATGAGCAATATATTTCAAGGATGATTTTTGGTGATGGCGGCGATGATAGTGGCACTCCAAGATATGTAAATGCTGACAGAACTGGATTGTTTGGATTAACTAGAGCAAGTAAGCCAGTTGTGGCAAGCATAGATGCAACCAATATGACACAAGTTACTTTTACTTCAGTTTTGGGTTTTGATGACGCTAATGGGTACAATTTGTCAGAAATGGCTTTGGTGCTAAATAATGACATTTTGTACTCAATGGCAACATTTGCTCCTTTGTCTAAAACTTCTGATATTCAAATTGTTTGGAACTGGCGAGTAAATTTATTGTAAAAGCAATAAATATATTACTATGCCAGATATTAGTATAATCGCTGTTCCAAGTTATCAACCATTACAACCATATTTTTATCAAGTTGATAATCTGCCAATTGATGCTCTTGTTCAGAGAGACGAGGTCATTAACAGTGCTGTTGACACCAACACATCTGTTTTGGAATCTGCAATTGGAACGGCTGGAACACTTGCAGCAAGGCTTGATCAATCTTTAGAACCTAGTGGAAATTTAAAAACAGCTAAAATTGATGAAGCTTTGCATAACATCGGTTCTCATACCGATGGTGCTTATGATGGCGTTGATTATGTCAGAATGATGCTTTCTGAAAGAGAAAAGCTTGCTCTTATTTCTGATGAAGCTACCAATGTCACAATTCAAGTCGATCAAATCAGCCAAGTGGCATTTTTTAATAGCGGACCTGTTGTATTCAAGAATTCCACAACAATTAACTTTAATGTTATTGAACCCAATATTATTAGTGCCGAAGTGGCAGTTGGTCTGCAAAACGCACATAGACATTTCTATGGAGTTGAGCCACAGTCAGCCAATTTGACACCAGATTACTTGAATTATATTACTGGCTTAAATGTTCCTTATGAAATTGGATCTTTAAGGGTTTATATTAATGGTGTCAGAATTTATGGTGATGGATCTTTGATTTATGTTCCTACACCTTTGGCTACCAGTTCTTATAAGTTGAATGGATATATGGAAAACGAAGCTAGAACTGGTTTTACTCTTGATAATGCTATTACTGCCAATGACATAATAAGAATAGATTTTGATTTGCCTCTTGATTAATATTACTAATTTAATACATGTTAAATAAAATAAAAGAGATAATTGACAAGGAAGTTGTTGTCAATCGACATACTGATTTTCAAATAGAAAAATTCATAATTGGAAAGGAATTAACACCAAGTGCCCAAGCATGGCAATGCATTCGTGAACTTAAATCTCGTTATGAAAGTTTGGTCAATTTAGATTTAGAAATTGCTAATATTTTAGATGACATCGAGATTAAAAAAATAGAAATAGAAGAAGAAAAAGACAAAAACACAAGAAAAACTCCATTTTTGGTTAGGAAGTTAGAAAGAACTTTACAAAGCTTTAAAAACAATCACGAAAAATTGCTTGAAAACAAAGCCAATTATGAAAAGGAATGTGAGAAATTACTGGAACTTTTCAATAGAATAAGCGCAAATTATAAAGTGAAAAACTGGAATGATGATGCTGCTCAAGCTGAATATTTTGAAAATAAATTTGCAAATGAATTAAATTTGGATTTTTTGATGGGCAATCCTGTAAATAAAGAGTTAGTACGATCAATACTTCAACTAGATAATTCTAGTAATTTGAAAAACAAATTCATGGAATTGATTCCAGAAAATAAAAGGAAAGGTCTTTTAGGAAATGGTCAGCAAACTCAGTAGCTATGATTTAGGATATGTTACTGGTGATTTATCACTATTCCCAGAAGCTATCGATAACTACGAATCACTTTATTTTGCTAAAAATAATAGTGAAACCACTTTAACACAAGCGTTAAATTATGGTTCTGACCTTATCATTGTGGAAGATGCTACAGCATTTCCAGATAAAGGTATTTTGAGAATAAATTTAGATGATAAATATGCTACTTTTCCTGAATATGTTTATTATGAAAAAAGAACAAGTCAAACATTTAGCAGTTTAATTCGTGGTTTTGCTGGTTCAAGACAAACAAACTGGGCAGCAGGCGCACAAATAATTGGTGGCGTTTTTGCTGATCATCACAATAGCATAAAAGATGCTATTGTAAAAATTGAAAACACTTTAGGAACAGTTGAGAGTCCTGCTAGTGGCTCATTGAACAACATACTAAAACAACAAGAGATAAAATTCTTATCACCAAAACCTGTTTTTAGGGCTTATCCACTTAATGGTTCCACTCCACTTACTGTTAAATTTCAAAACTTTAGCAATGTTGTTGCAAATAAGTTTTTCTGGGATTTTGGTGATGGTGGCACAAGTTTGGAAAGAAATCCGACTCACACATATGTGAATGAAGGCAGCTTTGATGTAAAGCTTAGAATTGTAACAAATCTGGGTGCCCAAGGTCTTGCAATAAAGAAAAGTTATATAACAGTATCTAATGATATACCAAATTTATTCATCTATGGTACACCTAGTGTTGGGTATTCTGTTGTTACAGCCCAAAAAATGGGTATACAGCCGACAGCATTTAGTCTAATTGATCAGTCTGGTGGTGATATAATTGAGAGATTTTGGGTTTTTGAAGATGGTGGAAATCAAAGCCAAATAAATCCCAATATACATTACACTACTCATACATATCAAAGACCCGGAACATATACGCCTACTTTGTTGATAACATTGCGAGGTAATCAAGTAAATAAAATAATAGTTTCTAATCCATTGAAGGTATTGTAATGAATGGCAATGAAGTGTTTTTAGAAGGATATTATATTGTTGTTTCAAATAACAACAATATATATATTCGTAATTTAAAAAGCAAATACGATTTGCAAAAAAATGAAACAATAAATTCTGCATGTTTTACAACATTTGAAGAAGCTGAAAAGACATTAAATTATATTCAAGATATTAATGATGATTTAGAAGTCAGAAATATAGATTGTTCATCTTTTTCATGTGTTTACACATGTGTACAAGATCCGCCATCAATTTTTCAATGGGTGGTGCAACCGGGAGATGATAATTGTATTTCTGGTTGTGGTTGCGGCGATCCTCCTTTGTCAACATGTGATGCTGGATATGAGGGAGATAAAATATTTGTCAATTGTTCAGGTGTTCCAACACCTAGTCCATCACCTAGTCCATCACCTAGTCCATCACCTAGTCCTAGTCCATCACCTAGTCCTAGTCCATCACCTAGTCCTAGTCCATCACCTAGTCCTAGTCCATCACCTAGTCCTAGTCCATCACCTAGTCCTAGTCCTTCACCTAGTCCTAGTCCATCGCCTAGTCCTAGTCCATCGCCCAGTCCAAGTCCATCACCTAGTCCTAGTCCTTCACCTAGTCCATCGCCCAGTCCAAGTCCATCACCTAGTCCTAGTC